TATTGAGGAATACAAAAATTATATGAATCTTGGAAAGAAATTAACCGAACAAGATAAGGCATGACAGAATTAAAACTATCCATAACATTAAGTATTATACTTTTAAGCTATTATACTTATTTTCAGGTAATATCTGAAATATTCAGGATAGGAATGATTCACAATAAACGAAATGAAACTATTTCACGGTTAAGAACAGAATACAAGGTTACAATCCGCACATTTCAAAAAAATACTTCCCATCATGGATTTGCCTGGTTTAGGACAATTTACCTTAATGAAAACTTATTTCGAAATAAGAAAGCTTTAGTGTGGACCTTTCACCATGAATATTATCATCTTACACACAAGCATAAAAGGAACCTTTTATTCCACCGGTTCGTATTTGCATTAACGCCTTTGTTGTTGTTAGTTCATTGGTCTGTTTTTACTGTTGTTTTTGTGGCTGGAGCCTGGGGGATGGAATATATGAGAAAAAAATATGAGAAAAATGCTAATATTTATGCCAATGATAAGATTAACCACTCTTAGAAAGGAAAGGAAAGTAATTAGTGAGTTTCATAGGCTCCTGCGGTCAGGGAAAGATTATACAACATCATATATGTATGCAGAAGCCGGAAAGACTTGCTTTTTGTCCCGGAAACATGCCGGAAATATTGTCAGAAAATATTATAATAGCTTAATATCAAAAAAAATGATTACCTTTATGAATAGATTGAATGGAATGATACATGAAGAAAAAGTAAGTTTGTTCTCAAAAAAGTTTTCAGTTTGTATAAGGGAAGCGAGATTGATTATTCGCTACATACCTCATCAAGGTTAATTTAGAAATATGGATTTTAAACTGAGACTACAATCAAGTTCTGAAATGTTAGATGAAATTAACAAAGGAATTTTGGATTATGCAAAGAAAAAGGGAATCGAAATTAAAGATAAAATAAATAATGACAAAAGAAGAAAAACAGGATATTAACTTGGAAATAATAAATCTCATCAAAAAATTGGTTGATGCTGAAACAAAAACCGATGCGATAATGTATATGTGGGGTGATAATGAATATCAGAGTGCTTCATTATGTACAAAAGGAGATATGATGTTGTTGGCTAATACAATCCAGCACTACTTAAAAAATAATGAAGAATTTAGAAAATTTATTTATGCTACAATAGGAAGTTATATTTCCCTGAATCAGCAGGATGAATTTGAATTTTTAGAAGGGATAAAATTAATGAAACAAAGTTCTGGGATGAATTGAGATGAAGGAGAAAAAAATGAAATTAACTCATAAACAACTCAAATTTGCTGAACTGGTTGCGGCAGGAAGCACTTATTCATCTGCTTACAGAGAATCTTACGACTGCAAGAAAATGGCAATGAGGACGATCTGGGTTGCATCATCTAAATTAGTGGAAAACCATAAGGTTGCTACAAGGATAGCTGAATTAAGGCAGAACAGAACAGAACGGAACGAAATAACCATCACAGAACTACTCGAAAGACTTGCGCGCTGGGTTAGATTCAATCCTAAGACTATTATGAATGCAGATAACACCATGAAAGAGTTTTCCGAGATGTCAGATGATGAAGCTGAATGTATTCAAGATTTTCAGATTGAGGAAGTCTGGGGTGGACGAGGCGAAGACAGGGAAGTGAAAGGGATGATCAAAAAGGTTAAAATAATTGATAAGCGTGCCACTGCTGACATGTTCATGAAAAAATTCGGTGCTTATATCACGAACGTGAAGCTCGATGTTGAAGACCTCTCCCACCTTCAAGGCATATTGGACGGAATAAAATAGCAAATTGTCAGTTGGTCACCGAGCCGAGACAAACAATAGTTACAAAAAATGGGTAAAAAATAGCAAATTGTCAAAAAATCTACTTTTTTACCTTTACCAATCCTTAACTTTCTTCACCTTCACCTCATCCCACATTTCTTCATGTATTTTCAGGCCAATAGAATAAGCAAGAATAGCATTTGTCTGATAACCTTCGTGAGCCGATATTTCCCCTGTATCTTTCTTCCGTTCAAGTAGTTTAGCTTCTTCCAGCATTTCCAGTGGAATAGAGGTTATTCTGGCAGATTCCACGAAGTCTTTCAGGTTGTAATATATTTCCCGCGTGGTCGATCTGTTAACCTCAAAACCATATTCGCGCTCTCTTTTCTTCTTAATTTCGTTCATTGATAGTCTGGAATAGATATTATCATATCTTGTTTTCCTGATTTCAGCAATGGCAATATGAGACAGGTCATTTTCCTCGTTCTGTGCGGTCCCGATTTCTTTTTTGACAGCAACAACCAGTTTAGCATTTGCAAAGATGTTGGCTAATTCTAAGGCTTTTATTCCGGCTTTCTTTGGTGAAAGGTTGTTTGATATCAGCATAACAGGAATAGTTAAGTCTTGCCTATCTATTACAGCAATTACGGTATTTCCTCCGCGTTCTGCTTCACTTGTTAGCGCGAGTATGCAAATATACCTATATGAATACTGTAAATTCGGAATACTAAATAACTGAACATCGCCTTTTATGTTTTCTTCGTAGGAAGCTGAAATTTTATATCCATCAATCCGCGAAGTTATTTGAATTTGAATAGAGCCGGGAACCACCTTTTGCAGCCGATTTAAAGCATATTGTTCAATAAAAGTATTTGCAGTAAGGAAATAGTTATTTACAGCATAGCCAGTATTATCCACCTGTTCATCGTGTGCTGCCCGTGGAAATCCGCAAATCTGTATTAAGTAGTCACTATTCCATTTCCCCCTGAATAGCTTAATCCTGCCTGATTCCGCTTTTGGCTGAATTATATTATGCCGGGCAGTCTTCCCTTGTGAAACGATATTTTTTTCATCTTTGGACGTATTTTGTCCAATCAGTACATAATTAAAATCTGTCTCGGCTTCTATGTATTGGGCCAGTGAATAGCCGGTAGCTTTTGGTTCTATGAATATACGTCCGTTATCCTTATCAAATACTCCATTCTCAGAGAGTTCCTGAATGAATTTCAGTATATCCGGCAGGGTTTTGTACACATTATACACATTTTTAACGTAAAGAGTATGGTCTTTATATCCAGCGACCATGATCCCAGAAGGGTCATTAGTTGTTTTTTCAGTGTATGCACCATCTATCCAAAGGTCAAAAATTAAATCATCGCGTTCATTAATTATTTCAAACATGGAAGGATTTATTGCCTGTTCCTCTAAATTAAAAGGCAACTGTAAATATTGACCTGTGTATCCATCTGCTCCCATTTCTTCTTTTTGAACTGCTAAAACTTCTTTTGGCCTTCTCACAGGATCGAGTGCTCCATTTGTGTACAGACTAATAGCTGTTGCTGGAGAAACAACTGTTGAGTTAGTCAATTCCGCTGGCAGGCATACATGAAGAATATCGAGGTTTTTGTTTAACATGTGACCGCTTGTATCTTCTTCATGTAATCTCTGCGAAATGTAAATATCGAGATAACAGCTTGGATTCTTACGCCGTGAGGATGTTGTTTCATCATTCCACCTATTTGCTTTTTCTCGTTCAACATCTGAACGGGCCTGTTCAGCACTTAATAGGTCATCTTTTATAAATATATCGGCGTGCATTCCAATAATTGTTCCTCCAATTGATGTATTAAAACGATTTCCTTTAAAGTTATTTAAAATTTCATTTTGATTTTGTTTTATTATTTCAAAAACTTTTTTATGTTTTATCTTAAAGATGTTATCAAAAAGTAAGTGCCATTTTTCACTTTCTGTTATTGCCCTCGATTTATAGGCATGTTGTGAGGATAGTGTTGCTGAGTAAGAAATGTTTGCAGTAGAAAGATTTGGAGCATGAAGCCATACCCACATTGGAAGTGCAATCGTGGAAATAGTAGATTTTGAGGAACCTGGGGGAACATTGATGATGATTGTTTTCATTATCTTCTCCCTGTGAATAACTTTTGTTGCATAATACTGAAGGGTATCACATAGATATTTGATGTGCTTAGAATCAATATATTTCTCCCCGGACATTTCCGGCCAGAACATCACAAAAAAATAATAAAAAGAATTGAGACATTTGACACCTTCACTCGCAGCCTCTATTTCAATTTGTTTCTTTTCTTCTATAATATCTATGTCAGACGCAAATACCATTACTTCATTCCTTCATATAATTGTGCAAAGTTTCTGTATTCATTGAGAACATCATCGTAGGCATAGTCAGTCTCGCTGAGATTAAATTTTGAATCTTTAACTATTTCTCTGATTTTTTCTGCCGGTTCAGGAAATCCCGCTTTTTCATATTTGGTAGCCAATGATTTTGCCGCGCTATACCTGTAAGAAAGTAACCTGGCTAATTCGGCAAGTTTCGGGTCTTTCTCTTTCTCTTTCTGATATTTATTTAATCTTCCATTTGTTTTGTCAATAGCATCTTCACGTTGTTTTTTTCCAGTAATTTGGCTTATAATTTTTTTGCCACCTTCATAAGGAAGTCCTGTTATTGTTTCACTTGAAAATTTAATTAAGGCATCAGCTCCTTTTATTAAATCTTCAGGACTTGATTCCTTAATCGCTTTAGCAATTTCAGCTAATCCATAACCTAAATCTTGCACAGTATCAAATATAGGACTTGCGCTATATTCCCACCATTCGCCTTGAATTTTCTCGAGTCCGTATTCAACAATATCACCTGCGATAAGAAGCCCATTAAACGAACCTAATATGGCTGCTCTTAACAATCGTTTCTTTTTAACATCATCATCAGCATCTAAGAAAGCGTTTGCAACCATTTGAAATAAAACCGGAAGTAAGAAATGAGTAACAGCTATGATTTTAATGTTCTCAGGTATATTACCTCGTTTTTTAATCAAATTGTGGATAGCTGCCATTTCGTATCTGAAATACTGTTGTTGAGAGTTATGAAACATAGTAAAAAGTCCCCCTACCGAACCTTCCTGTAATGCTCCGGTATCTTTTACTGCTGCTGACTGCTGTGTACGACCTGCAATTTTCTCAAATTCATTTAAAGCAAATTCATTGGCTTGTTCTGTGGTTGCTGTTGGATTTTGCTTCGTAAATTCATTGTAGTGTTTAACATAAACACCATAACCTCCATAAATACCAGCTCTATCACCTAATCTCAGCAAAATTATGAGTGCATTCCTTAATCTATTCATGTCGCTATTCATGCCAGAAACAATATTGGGAGTAGTATTTTTAAGTGCTACTTCCATTTCATGCGTCCATCCCTTTTTGTAACGCGCTTTAATTAATTCAGATTGATTCATTATCTGAATAGCTTTTGCTGGATTTTTTCCTAATTCAATCATCCCATTAGCAAAATCAGTAGGTCCTAATTCATTTAAGTATGCTACTGTTGAAACTATTTGCTTTGGCAACATTGTAATATTCAATCCAAGTACTGAAGTAACAAAATTCCTTCTAATCTTGTTTAATAATTGGTTAACGTTTGCCCTGTCTGCTCCACCCCTTGCAAGACTGTTTATTCTACTATTGATAGCAGACCTTATACTGTTTCCATATATTTTTTTAATTGCATCCTGAACCTGCCTGCTTCCGAATGTAGCCCTTAATTCACGGATAGCTTCACCCCAGGCGATAAAGTGTTCCATTTCAGAAATATGTCTTGCTAATACTTGGTCTCCGTCTGTATATTGCAACTGATTTTTATTTGTTACCCTTGATTTCAAACTTGTATTTCCTACACTTGAAATTAATTGATTGGGATTCAATAATGAATCTTCTTTGTCTCCTACTGTTGTAACTTCACGTTTTATTGGATTATAGAAAGGATTAAACGGAAGATTAGTATAATAAAGTTCCCTATAAGCTTCGTTTATCTTTTCATGGAATGCCGGATAAAATTCTTCAATCTGCCATTTAGCCCATTCCTTTACTTCTGGGTCAATGAATTTTTCCAATTCAGATTTTGTCTGTTCATCCCATCCCATGGCATCAAAAGTTGAAGCAAGTTTTGGGTCTTGCAGTTCCATCCATTTCTTATAAGCTTCATTCTGGGACAGCGGGAGTTCTGTTCGTTGTAATTCTCCATTTACATCTTCAATAAAAGTTACACCTGTATTTTCAACTACTTTACTATTTGCTCTCAAT